TTGACAGCTACTTCAGTAAATCCCCTACTTTTATTAAAACACCTAGGCTGGTGTTGTTGTCACCGCCCTTGACCACTCCAGTCTTGCGGTACTGTTCCCTAGCAATTTCTTTCAAAGTGTCAAGCGGAACGATAACTGCCCGATGACCGGACAAGACAAACGCCCAATATTCTGCATGGCTGGACGTTATGCCTGATGCTTTGCCACGGCTCTCAAACTCGACAAACACCCTGCCGGTCTTATCAGCCATAAAGTCACGTTTGACCTCAATGGTCGCGTCAGTGAGCATAGTGCCAAGCCATTGCTCATGCACCTTGCCCATCTTTAAGTCGTATCGAAAGTCGTTGTTATGTTCCATTATGTGTTTTCCCTCTTAATCTTACCGCACACGATATGCGGCACGACAGACAAGCCATCGGCCACCCCACTAGCATGCAGTTCGTCTTGCTTGTTCCAGCCCCACCTTCTGCAATCCTCAAAGGTTCTGAATATTTCCTGCGAACGATACATGGCGCATCGGTTGACCGGCTCCTTGTCAATATTAGCCGCTATACAAATTGCTATGATTGCCTCAAACATCTGCCCATCCTTCCCTGACTAGCATACACCAAGTAGGGAAAGAGATAGTCGCCACGTTATCCTTACCGGCAAAATCGCCGTTGATACTGCTTAAAAAAACCACACACTTGACTGGCTGCCGGTCATACTTAAAAATCAGTACAGGTTCGGTAGCCGTTGCATTTGCGGCAGACGTTACTTGCGCCCACCATTCCGGTTTGAAATTGCCACCAGCGTTGTGTGCGTAACGCTTGGCCTCTATTGTCCAACCATCCAAGCCAATCAAGTCACCGTGGTCACTTGCTCTATACTGCTCCAAGTCTCGCTTGGTCTGAACACCTAGTTCATCGTAAATCATCTTGGCTAGTTCGCGTTCAAAGTTAGCCCCTTTGACTCTGCCGTTTGTCATCCTGTACACTCCCCATCGTCTTTCTGGCAAAAATAACCTTCTTCATCGAATATCCAATCAGCTTGCACGTTAATAAAATCACGCAATTCGGCAAGTGGCCTATCCCTTCGGAAGAAACCCCAATCGCCCCTGTGCTGGTGGTTCTGCTCTTGCTGTACCCACCAATCATATTTTTCTGGATGTTCCCTAGCGAGCATTACAAGTTGCGACTCTGACTTTAGAAAACAGCCGTCACAATTACCATACATGGTTCTGCCATTGCTAACTGGTAGCAGCAGATTAAACGGCTGTGTTTTCCAAAACTCACTTATCTGATTGTTATCTACATTTGCCGCAACCAGTGGTCTCCACGGAACCCAACAATCCTTTTTGGGTGCGCGAGATAACCTGTCTGGCTCATCAGCCCTTATGCCGACAGCATTGCTCCACTCTTTCCAGCCCAACTTTTTCAAATACCGCTTGGCCGTATTTATCTTTAACTCAACAGTGCAGAACCTCATCAATGTGTTAGGTAAAACTTTTTTGGCCTCAATAAGTTTTTCAAACGGCTCACCTAATCTGCTTGCAGAATTATGGCTGACCACAGAAGCTGCCGGTTTTCCGTCAATACGGTCATACTCAAGCCACACTGTAGGCACGTTCCACCGTTGAGAAACCTCTTGCACAAAGTCCAAAGTCTGCGGCATTTCCCTGCCGGTGTTCTGGAATGAAACAATCGCATTGTCGGGCAGTCCATTATTGGCTTCAAGTATCTGGTACAACATATAAGCTGATGTCCTGCCACCGCTAAAACTTATCTGTACTTTGCCCTCTGGCAGCAGGTAAGGATTGGTCATTGCGGCTTCTCCCCATTGCCACGATAGTTGCCCATGTCGTCACCTTCCATCAGTTGCCCCTCAGCTAGTGAACGGCGTCTGTATGTGCCGTGCTTGTCACTAGCCATTTCTGCCGCTGGGTCATCTTCAAAGCTGCCAGCATCTTTAAACATCTCGGCATGGCGTTCCCACTCCTTACGATATGCAGGCGTCTGTGTGACGGCGTAATCAAGTACAGGCTTGCGGCGCGGTCGTGTTCCTCTTGGAAGTGATTCTGTTTTCTTAGACATTGAAATCCTCACACCAATCCTTCAGCCCTACCTTGCCGCCTGACCACTTATACAGACGCATCATACTCATACCGCACGGATACTGTTTTTTGTAAATCCAGTTATGCACAGTTGGCGGTGACACTTTCAGAAAACGTGCCAGGTCAGCCTGGGATGTTCCCTTCATCACCATATATTCTGCCAGTTTCAAGATACTCTCCTTAATGTTGGTTGAACTTTATTTTAATCTATATGCAATTTTATGTTTGACTTGTCCACAATTATTTCGTATTTGTTTCTTATCAGGCCAATGAAGGCCACCAAACGAGGGACATATGACAGACCTTTTACAGAAAATGAAATCGGTAGGTGTGTATCACTTTTCACCCAGCCAGTTAAATCGTCCGATTGCTAGCTGGATGTTTGAGTATGTGTATCTATCAAAAGACAAACGCCGCGAGATTATCGTTGGCGAGAACGCTGCATTAGGCAGTGCGGCACACGAGGCTATCCAAGCGGTTGTGTGTCATGGTCAGGACATTGATGAAGCGGTCAAGCATTCGACTACCGGCTTCGACTTTCATCCTGCTAATCAGTCACCAGAAAAGCGTGAGAAGTTTCGGGAGTTAATTCCTGAGATTGCTGCCACCGGCATTGAGTTGCTGTCTGGTATGTTTGCTGGCGCACAAGAAGAAAAGAAAATCGAGTTGATGCTGCCGGATGTAGTCGTGCCTATCATCGGTTACGTTGACCTGTTCAAAGACGGTCAGCTTGCAGAGATTAAGACCAAGGCACCGCGTATGGGCATGGTCAAGAAGGACGGCACAAGAAGCTGGGCTAAGGTTGCCCTGCCGAAAGAGCCTGTATGGGAACACATCATCCAAGCAGCGGTCTATTGGAAAGCAACAGGTGCAACGCCTAACATTGCTTATGTGTCGGCTGATGATGGGGTTATCTACAACCCAGATAATTGCGAGAAGATGTCTGAGCAGACCCTTAACCACGCAATCCAAGAGGTACGCCGCAAGGCACTGGTACGCCAGAACCTGCTGGCAATCAGCACAGACCCGAAAACATTGGCCGGTTTAATGGAACCAGACTTTAACCATCCATTCTATTGGAGCCACCAGTTCAAAGATGTAGCTAAGGAGTTATGGAACAATGTCTAACATATGGAACACACTGAGCGCGATTGATTGCTCAAAACACGTTGAGAAAAAGAACGGCTTTACATACCTGTCATGGGCATGGGCGTGGAGCATTCTCAAGCAGCACTATCCGACAGCGCACTACACTAAGCACCTGTTCATGGTCAACAACAACCAGTTGCCTTACATGCTTGATGCTGAGGGCAATGCGTATGTCACTGTGACTGTAAAGATTCTGGATGGCGATAACCCAAATGGTTTGTCTGCTATTGAGTCAGCAACAGAGATTATGCCGGTGCTTAACCACGCTAACCGGCCTATCAAGAACCCTAATAGCTTTGAGGTGAACGCCTCATTGCAACGCTGCATGGTGAAAGCCATCGCTGCACTAGGGCTTGGCTGTTACATCTATGCCGGTGAAGATATGCCTATGGAGTCGCCAACCGCAATGGTACAGGCTCCTAATATCAAGACCGACATGAAGCAGCCTACAAAGATTGCGTCACCTCTCACTCTAGAGCAGGAGATTGCATTGGCTCCCGATTTGGAAACACTAAAAAGGATTTACAATCGGAAGTTGTCTCAAGAATGGACGTATGAGCAGCGTCAACTTTTCACAAACAGAAAGAAGGAATTAGAAGCCAATGGCTGAGTACGACAACAATCTGCGGGGCGTTTTGTTCCCGAACGATAAGGGCGACAATCCAAAGCGTCCTGATATGACTGGCAGTCTTGAGATTGATGGCACTAAGTATCGTGTGTCAGCTTGGAACAAGACAAGCCAAAAGGGGACAGAGTTCCTGTCCTTTGTAGTCGAAGAGGATGACGGCACTCGCAAAGCCGCGCCAGTACAGGCGCAAGCGGTGCAGTCTAACGGTGGAATGGATGATGAAATTCCATTCTAAATAGCAACTGGGTGGTCTCATTTTATGGATTGTGAGGCCACCCAAACCTAAGAATGGACACAGAGAAATGTGGCCAGCTAAAAAGAGAAAAAGCAAGTACGCTCATGTGAAGGCTCAACCTAATATGGACAAGTGCGGCCTGTGTGAGAGGGACTTTGATTGGAACGTAACGCCCGGAATAATCAACGGCGCAGGAAAGGTATTTTGTGGACATGACTGTTTTAAGCAAAACATTGAAGACGTACTTCGACACGATGTTGGGTACGAGTTTGACCAACTATAAAGTTTCTAGGCAAGAAGGATTTGCCAAGGTTGAAAAGATAATC